GATCTCTCTAGCAGCTAATGCATGATCTCTTAGGTTTTTAAATAAAGCACTGTTAACTAAATCAGCAGCTAATAGGTTTTCACCTGCAGCCCATATCTCATGACCACTTAGCTTATCCTTACTTAATCCTTCTAGTGGACCCCAGAACTCATCAGCACTCATTTCTTGCCAATTCCTACCCATCATTTCTTTGTAACGTTGGTAGGCTGGTTCAAAGTATTCTCTGAATGATTTGTTAGCTGCTTTAGCTTCCGCTTTTATTTCTTGAAGTCTTGCATCAGTAAATAACTCCTTACCCATCTTCTCTAGCTCTTCAATTGGCATCCCATTTTCCGTAGACATGCGATGTAATTGAGCAGCTGTTAGTGGTGAGTCAGTTGAACCTCCCTTAGCACTTGGATCAGTATCAATTTGATTTAATTGTCTATGTATCTCATGTGCTGTACCTGTTGAAGTAGGACTACCTTGCCATGGATCTGAGAATGGTTTGTTCTTATGTCCTCTGAATTGAGTAGTAGGTTGCTTAGATTGTTTACTTGTACCCTCTGGTAAATCTCCAGCTGTGGTTGATCCTGATACACCTGGTTTGTCAGGTACAACATCAACATCAACTACTTCACCACCTAGCTGTCTATCAATACTTAAGATACGCTCTTCAACAAGTTCTTGTTGTCCAGCTTCTTTTATCTGAGCATCAACATTAGCTTTCCTTGCAGCTGCTATCTCATCTCCTTTTGGTAAGTTACCAGCTCTATTCCAGATAACTCCAATCAATGTATCCAGACCTTTCTCTAGATACATCTCTTCTAAGATATTCTTGAATTTCTTAAATAAAGGATGATCTGTATCTTTAGTAGCGAATGGTCCGAGAATAACATCCATAAATGGAGCTTTCTCTACAATCTCTGCAGATAAACTATCTCCATCAGTGTAGGTAGATGTTGCAGCT